TTTTCGTGCTATTCGATTGAGCTATGATATATCCGATAATACGGGTCTGTTCCCATGCTTCACGATTACGGAGATTAAATCCAGTCAGAAACGTTTTCACTTCCCCGAACGTCATTTTGTCAAGAAAATACGATGGTGATATGCCGCCAATCCCTACTACGCGCTCATAAAGTTTATGTATGCTTATCGGCTTCTCTTTTTTTTTGTGGATTTATCCGTTTCTTTACTGGCAAACTGCGCTTGTTTTTCCAGTTCAGAAACAACAAACTTTTTATATTCAGAGAACAAAGACGGGTTCGCATCGCATACGTCTATGAAGTCGGCAAACGACATGGAGAACGTTTCGTTGTTAGCCAGCAATGTGCAGTAAAAAAGTAGGTATTCATCTATAAGCTTCCCAAAGGTAAACGGTGCGCCTTTTATCTCTTCATATACGAAGAAATTCCGAAGAATATTTCTAAGGGTATATTCTAAACCATTGATTGTTATCTTTTTCATGTTGAATACAAATAATAGGGGCAGTTCTCACCGCCCCCGATTAACAATACATTTTATCCTAACGGGTTTTCGCCTTGGTCGCCATCAGAACCACCGCCACCATCGCCACCGTCACCGCCTGCCGAGCTGTCACCATTCGTAAGCACGCCAGTGCCATCAAGAGAGACGGAAAAGGTTGCTTTATCACCGTCAGAGGCATTCAGTTCAAGCGAAGTTATTAACGCTTTACCTTGATATGGTTTTTGGGGCAACTCCCAGCCAGCCGATGGCAACGAATTTCCACGGTTATCGGGAATACCGAAAGCAACATCCACGGGTTGCGCTGCAACCATCATGGCAAACAGTTTGTCATAGCCGTTAATGTCTGCATCCGCACTGAAGCAGTTTTCGCTAGAACAATTCCAACCCAATTTTTTAATGTCCTTTTCATTCCATATGCCACTATCCTTACTCTGTGTGTCAATTGTTTCGGCTGACATGCCGATTTTGCAAGACGTTGCCAATGCAATAGCCTTGCCGCCAACAAACAACATCAAATCTTTACCTAATACTTGTTTTGCTTTTGCCATATAATTCAATTTTAAATGTTTGGTTCTGTTTCAAACGAAAAAGTGAGCCGTTGTATGAAAGTATCTTCCGTAAACGTTTCATCCGTTGAAATTAAATTCGCATCAATGACTGAAAATCGTTTATAATCACCAGTTTTCTTGTCTATCAAATCGCGTACATATTCCGCAATGATAATCGAACGGGAATAATTGGAGTCTGCTACGATTATTTCAACTTCTACGTTATCGCCAGTGCTGTATCTGTCTTTTGTCGTATTCGGAATCAACGAATTCCGTTTGTACAAAATGAAAGGAAATGTAGTAGCGCGTAGTGTAGATACTGGAAATATCTTATCTCTAACAAGCCTTTTTAGGCTTGCAGAAGATGATAACTTTTCATATATATGTGTACCTATAGATATACTCATTTCTTGTTTACAATCTTTTTTATAGCATCTACTATATTCTGCTCCAACATACTTTCAGCCTCCGTTTTCTTTGCCGTAACTGCATCGCCAAAGAAATTGTACGCTTTCATATTACCCCTATTTGCCCCTTTCTTGGTAGCTCGTTCCGTTGTTCCCAATTCTATAAACCGAAGAATATAAGAACGGGAATCTTTCTTTCGCTTATCCAGCAAATCAATACGAGCACCCGAAGCGTTACGATAGACCGCTATATTTATATCGTTCTTCAGTGGCTTATGGATTATGCCGCCTTTCGTAACCGACTTATTAGCGCTCGGAAAGAGTGAAACCAAATTACTCTGCGCTCCCTTTCGTATGACTAATATCGATTTTCGCAAAGCTGCCTTTATAGCTTTCTTTGCTTCCTTGTCATTCAGTTGCGTTAGTAGCCGATTAATCTTTTCTACGTCAACTATGACTTTATACCCAGCCTGCGTTACTTTGCTACTCATTGATTAACTCTGCTTGTATCACCGTACATTGTTGTTTCCTATCGCGATTTATGGAAATTATCTTATAACTTCTTTCCTCATGTATAAGTATCATTTTTTCATGTATATCTTTGCAGTATCTAATCTTGCAAGTTATCGCCAATGGGCTATACACTTCACCATTGACAAGTTTACGACTGCCGGATGCAAATCGAACCTCCGCACGTTTGGATAGCACATCTACCCACTCATCGGAAAATCCTCCCATTTCATCCCGTGCCGTTTCCGTTTCTTGGAAACGTATAATCTCATTAAGTAGTCCTGCCTGCATTATTGATACTTTTTAAATGGTCTGATAAGATATGCCAGTGTATAAGGAATAACGTTGGGCGTGGCAAATGAAACGGGTTCACGATTAGCGTAGAAGTTTCCTGCCAGTATCTTGATAGCATGTTTCAACATCGGATTCAATGCACCGTTTTCCTCATGTTCTGAAAGTGGCGCATTAATAGCTCTCTCTACCGACATTTGAGCAACGGTAACAATATCAGCCAGATATGTATCATCATCGCTAAAGTCAATATTGAGATGCTTCTTTATTTCTTCGAGTGTAATATATTCTTTCATAACACATTTTAAAAAGAGGTGGAGATATTGAAACATCCCCACCTCCCAACAACTAATATAGAAATGATGAAAACAAAATTGCTTTATGCAGCCTTTTTCTTTGCAATGGCAAAGGCTTCTGTACGTGCCGTAACCAAATCGTAATCAGTATTCAAAATGAAGTTGACTACGTTCGACTTGGCATCTGTGTACGGGTCTATAATCAAGTCCATTTCGCCAAATTGACCGATGGCTGAATAAGAGAACACACCGAACCCGATTGTATCAGCATCCATGTAGTTGGAAACAAGAACCGGATAACCGTTAATCATTCCATCCTTGCAAATCATTTCAGCCGAACCCTTTTCCTTTGGGGTTGTTTTCAATGCTCCGTAAACCTTCGGAGTACAAACATAAGCCGCTGTACCGTCTGTTACGTCTGCACCGTTATCCATTACGGTAGTTTCCAATGCTACGACATTGGCAAATGTAAGTGCGGTATCGTATTCTACATCTGCCTCCGTTTTAACGAAGCATCCATCGGTCGCACCTGCCAACTTTGTACCGGAAAGCAACCATTTGTTCAGCAAACGAGCAACCGCCTTTGAAAGCTGTGTTAACACGATATTCTGCAAATCGTAATTGGTTTGTTTGATGGCAGTTCGGGAAACCGGAATAGACACAGATACACGTTTGGGAGTTGCCTTTACCTTACCTATATTCAAATCACTGTCTCCGATTGTAGCTGTTTCGCCTGCGATGGATGCCTCGACCGCTTGCAATGTCGGAAAAATGAATTCGCCTGCCAGTCCGCTTTGCATCTTGATGCCCAATTTGTCAAGAATCAGCCCCTTTTCAAGCGGTTCAATGACTTCGCCAACTGTAACGGGCACGGTTGCATCTGCGGTAGTGATTGCGGAAACCTCGGCACGGGTTACTACTTTAATGCCATTCTCGGAAACGATGCCTTTGTAATCGGTCAAAGAGCGATGGTTTACTACATCATCAACCGCCTTTGCAAATAATACTGCACCGGACATTCCACCCAAATAGTTAGGCTCGTTATCCAATCCTCTACGCTCTTCTCTCATCTGCAAAAGTTCCTTTTCGTTCTTCAACGAATCAAACTCTTTTTGCTCCGTTTCATTCAAAATACGCTTTTCAGCCTCCGCTTTATCAAGCATTGAACGCATCTGTTCTTTAATCTCTGCAATTCTTACGTAGTTTTTTCTCATAACTAAATGAATTTTCTTAAATTATTAATTTGGTTTATATACTCAATGTCTTTTTGTTCAATGTCCGAAAGGCTTCTTACCGTTACGTCCGTGTCGAAATATGCCGGGTCTGCAACAATGGAAACATCAAACAACTTATCTATTTTGTGAACTGTACGGAATAAGATGCCATCTTTCCGCTCGTAGGTAACATTTTTCTTTTCATCCGTCCAAAAGGCGAATGAAGAACCGAATAAGTCGCCTCTGTTAATCATTTCTATTGCATCATTTCCGCATTGCGTGTTAGGCGCATCAAACTTGTATGCCAGTCCGTAATCATCAACGGATAGAGCCAACGAACCTGCACCCATATTTGACCGCGCCAATAGCCTTTGTTTGTTATGCTCCATCAAGGCTTTTATGTCACAGCTCCGTATTAGCTCATCTGTGATTGCACCTTTTTCTATAACTTCAATGAAGAACTGTTTTTTCTCCACATCATATAATATACGGGACTGTTTGCCGAACACAGAGCCGTAGCCTTGTATCGTTCGCCCGTCTATTTTCGGAGATGCCTCTTCCGTGTAGCTTCTTATTTCCATTATCTTTTTACTATATGATTTTTATTCATCCTTTGGTAGCTCCTTATTTTGTTCTCCGTGTATCTTTGCGGAATTGATAGGCGCAACATTGCAGCTAACCATTACCGTATCTCCACCGTCAACGGGTGCGATGCCTTGTTTCATCCGTAAATGATTCGTCGTAAATACACCAAGCTCATACATGGACTTATCATAGGCTGCACGTGTTGTTAAGTCGGTTTGGTACAATGCTTCCAAATCGAAGTTTATTTTATAGACACCGCTTAGTTTATCCGGTACTAACTTAGCGTTGAACTCCGCTTCTATCTGTGATAGTATAGGCTGTAAAGTGTCCGTCAAGAATGATACCTGCCCCATTTCGGAAGCTTTATAATTCGTGGACTGTCCGGCAAAAGCCTTATCGGGATTAACGCCATAAAAACGGCACACATCCAATACTGAAAATTTCTTTGTTTCAAGTAGCTGCGCATCAACCGGATTTATAGATAATTGTTGAAATTTCAAGTCCTCCGAGATGGCTATAATATCTTTACCGGAGTTCAACTGCGCTTCAACTCTATCGGCTACCGGAGATGTTTGCTCAAAATCAAGCGCATCAATACCGGACATACCGCCACTTGCGCCATAAAGCAGGGCTTTTACTTTTGTTCCGTTCTGAAACGTCTGCAAGTTTTGATTATCTGCACTTGCTGAAATGGAAAGTATGCGTGAGGCGTAATAAATTGTACTGACACCAGTATAACCGCCATCCAGACTTTTGTTTTTCAAATGAATTATATCATCCGCATCATACACACCGCTAATATGATTGATGCCGTCAGAAATCACATATCTGTTTGAAAACTTATCGTAGCAAACAGAGTTGTTTGCGCAAAGTATCAGTTCTGAAACCTCACCGAAAGAACGTCTTATAAGAATGTAGGCGTTCCCATTATTCACCATTTGAATGATGGCATTCTGCATAAAATCGAATGAGTTAAGGCGCTTGTTCGGTCTGCGAGTCAATACGCTATGCAGTTCGTTTTCACAATCAATAGAAAAATAACCGTTTTTCTTTCTCTTAACCTGCAACGGCAATGAGGCTATTGTGCCGGACAATATAGACACACAACGGTAAACTGCTGCAAGCTGCATTGCGCTGTTTGTACTCGTTACATCTATAGGCTGTGACGGTACAGACGGCAGACGGGCTTGTATTGCCTTTCCTGCTCCTGCACCAGTATCTACAGACCTCTTTTGTTGTTTTCTCCAAAATTTGATGTTCATGTTTTTATTGGGTTATGTTATTGTATAGATAGAATGTCATAAGGTTGGTTATTGCGCCATCTATCTTTAAATTATGTGTTTTCTTTATAGGCTTTTTGTTCTCGTTCCTATCCTCATCCAGTACCGCATTTCCGAAACAGTAATAAGTGATAGGGTTAGGAGAAAAGGACATTAGCCCACGCTTCACAGCTAATTCAAAGCTTTCTACGGGGCTTGTAAACGTGCCGTATGTCTGCTTGACTGGAGTCAGTATCTTTTTTGCACCGGAGGCAGAAAGCATATTAACGAACTCTGCGGAACGATACGGGTCATATCCGATACCTAATATTTTCACAGCCTTGTTTCTCGCCAATATGTCAGCTACAATTTGTTTATAGTCTATCACATTGCCTTTGCAAAGTTTCAGATGCCCATCTTTAGCCCATTTCTCATAAAGCTCACGGTTCGGATGATTAGGCAGTGCATCAGCAGGGAAATAGTAATCAGTATGCGAATGAAACGAACGGGATGCAGCCGAATAAAGCATGTATGTGACAGCCGAAAAGTCGTCACACACAGACAAGTCAACGGCAACCATACAAGGCGGACGGTTCGCCAGTTTATCAATGTTTATATCTTTTGTAAGCGCCTCAATATCGGATGCAGAAAGCCATATCTTTGCAGTATTCTGCACGAATAGGTTAAGCAGTTTCGTTCTGAACTCCAAAGCATCATCAGCACTTATCAAGGCTTTTTGGTACTCACTCACATAGAAATCTTCATAAACGGTTATGCCCATGTGAGGCTGCACCTTATGCCATGTGTGAGGGTCGCTTTCTTCATCGCCTGCATCCGGCTCAAATATATGGGCAAATACAGCATCGTTAACAAGTTCATCACGTAATATCGCCTTGTAGTTCTTTAGCATATCAATGAACGGGCATTCTTGTTTGTCGGATGCAGTAGTAATTACAATTGTTAAAGGGTTGAGCCGTGCGCCCATTGAAGACGTTAATACATTCTTCAGTGCTGCGCTATCGGCCTGCGAATATTCGTCCAGTATCACCGTGCTCGCATTTAAACCGTCCAATTTATCGGGATTGGATGCCAAGCAACGGGCAAAGGATGTTTTACCCTTTATTCTGTTATAGATAATCTCTCTGTTAATGGTAAACCTGCGTAGCTTCGGGTCTAATGCCTTTAAAATGTTGCGAATTTCATCGAAGCATACTTTCGCTTGGTTATACGAATTAGCTGCTACATAGGTCTGCGCATTAGCATCACCGAATAATAAATCATATATAGCCAAACTCGCTACACTCGTTGTTTTGCTGAATTTACGAGGGACGAACAACAGTGCTTCACGAATGACACGTTTCTTTGTTCCGGTATGATAAAAGCCTAATATGTTGGCGAACTGGAACACTTGTATAGGCGTTAGCTTGTACCTTGTCTTTCCTTTCGTACCACTGAACTTTAGACTTTCATAGAATACGATGAATTTGCGTACTTCGCTCATTATGAAATCGTATGTATCAAGAAACCGAAAGAAACGGGCTATCGAAAGAAGTTCATAAAGATTATGGTCATTGGGATTATTGATACAGCTACGCACATACGAACTTAGACGGCTATCTGCCTTTTCCAAGTTGTATGAAAGTACATCAATACTACGCAATCTTTTTGCAGTGGCATCTTTTAACCGTATCAGTTCATCTTTAGTTAACATCGCCTGCCTCGTTTACCTTATTGATTAAGTCGTTAACCTCATCATCTTCCGTTGCTGTAAGTGTCTGCAACGTCAAACCAAGTTCGCGCAACTGCTTACGGGTTGTTTCCAAAGCATCAAATAATACTTTGAATGCAGGATGTGCTACGAGTTTCGTATTTTCTTCGCGTGTCTTTTCTTTCACGAAAGATTTCATTCGGCTTTTAGATATGTCAGATAGAGCGATACGGAATGCCATGTATGAACCAGCGCAAAGCTCTATGCACAAATCCAAGTCGGGCGTATATGTACCCTGCGATGCCATCGCCTTGCTTATCTTATCTTTTATATCTTCTAAATCACCCATTTTATGCGCTTTTTACACATAACTTTTTATTGTTAGTATTTGGTAGCGCATTAGTTACGGATAAATGAAGCATCCCCCCAGCGCCCCCACCATCTGAAAAAACTTTGCGCGTGTAACTATTAGGGGGAGTGGGTTTAGACTATACAGACAAGAAATAAAAAAACGCCCCCCCTTGCAGCAATAGTATAACCATCCGCAATAGCAGTAAAATGGAAATTATTATTTGCTTTTTAAAATTGGAATTTGTTTCTTTGCAATAAAAGAATAAACCTTTATATTATGGAAACGGATACTATTTTAAATTACACATACAGTTTTCTGCAAGGAAGTTTATATTTCAATTGTGTTTGTCTTGGACTTGCGGTGATATCGATTATATTATGTATATACTTCTATATTAAAGCAAAAAAGGTTAAGCAGCCTACTTATGCTGTTAGAACAATAAGACTAATTGAGCCTAAAATTAAAAATATTGGGAATATCAATATCTCTTACTTAGAAAATAAAATAGAGAATTTATCTGTCAGTAAAATAGCGCTATGGAATTCGGGAAGGGATACCATAGATTATACAGATGTAGCAAAGAATGATAATTTAAAAATAATAATAGACTCTCAATATAGAATTTTAGATTGCAGCATTCTATTTCAAAAAAATAAAGCAAACTCGTTTACAGTAGAAATTTCTAATGATGGAAAAGCAGTAGCGATAAACTTTGATTATTTTGATTGTAATGAAGGAGTAATATTGCAAGTTTTTCACACTGGAAATTCCAGTAATAATATATCATTAATTGGAAGAATAAAATCAGTAAACCGTATTAAAAGAAAAGGAGAGCAAAAAAGAAATAATAGCAAACCATCTTTTATCAATAAGGCATCTATTGCAATAATTAAAATAGCAGCAAAATTTGTGCGTACAAGATTATATCGTTATACAGCTATAGTCTTTTTTATATATTTATGTTTACTATTTTGTTATTCGTTCTTTGTTGATGCAGAAACTATCACTTCTCTATTCTATGGCAATAATAGCAAGTTTTCAATGCAATTTTTATTGCTTCTATTAGCAATATCATATTTTTATATTGCTTACATAACTTCTAATAACAATATTCCAAAAGGATTTGATATATTTAATGAAGAATTTTTATCAGAAGATAAAGAAGATAATAAGGATATAAAAGTATGTGAATAAATCCCTATTATCTTCAAGTTGAAAATGATTCAATAAAAAAACGACACTATAAAATATTTTTGAAAACAGAATTCAGATATAAGAGAACTTATAACTGAATCCCGTTTTACATTTACACAAAATTGTGGACAGTGCTAAAAAAACTTATCAGCAAACCGTTCCGTCGCCCTCCTATTATTCTCCTGCACACTCTCCTTCGAATGACTAAATGCCCTCTTATGTATCTCGGCATGGCACGCATGGCACAAACTCTGCAAGTTCATCCGGTCAAACATCAGCCGTTCCATTGCTGCCACACCTGCAACGCTTTCAACGGGTCTAACATGATGTATCTCGCTTGCAAGCGTACTGATACCATTCTTTGCACATTCCTCGCAAACCGGACTATCTTTCAGTTTTTCGTTACGAAGTTTTTTCCATCGTGCCGAATTAATCAGCCTAATGTATATCGGGTTACGGCTCATAATGTTTTTCTGTTTATGCTAAAGCGTGACGTTCTGCCATCGTACACAGTACGTTCAACAACACCCATCTTTATCAAATCTCTAATAGCTTGGCTTGCATGACCGAAGCAAGCGACATTACTTAACTCCCTTGCGAAGCAATCAACGTTAGACGTATAGCCGCCTTTATCAAGCAGGAAAGCAATGATATAAGACTTTACGATGCCATACTTTAGAAGTATTTCTACACTAACATACAATCCTTTATTTTTCTTCATTTCTATTCAGTTATGAGTTTAATAAATATTCTATCAAATTTTCTTTGTTTTTGAAAAGTCTTTTATCCCATTCGGGATAATTGTTTCTCGGTACGCTTAAGCCATCAGCTAACTTATAAGCCATTGAAAAGCTCCTATCTGCATAAGATATTTCAATACTTATTTTACTGATGGTTGAATAGCAGATACTATCTCCACTAAGATAACATACGTTATCCCCCACATAGACTTCGGTATCTATCTTCATTTTGTTCTTTTTTGGTTATTAACTAAATTTTAAATTCCAACGTTTCCCTTTAAGATTAGGGAAATACCTTAATATCTCATCTTCCAACTCCTCCTCTGAAAAAGAAGGAATGCAATAGATATACATTATGTTTCCCATATATTTACCTTCGCTATACACATGGATAGTTTTCTTTATCTTGCTCATCTCCGTATTGTTTTTAGTTTTTATATATTGGCATGCTTTTTGTTATTCATATTATAGCAATATTGCATTAATTTTTAAATTTTAGTAATATGAAAATTGTAAATTACAAGTATTTCGATTTAAACCTCTTCAATTTAAGAGGAAAAGTAGTTCATGTTCCTACCCAAAGTTTAGGTCTTATCAATGCACCAGCGCTTCCCGATATTGCATGCTATGTTCAAAAGAAATATAAGAATGGCTCTATTTCCAGTGATGCTGTTCTTGCGAGAGTTACGGATTTACAAGAATATAGCATAAAGGAAGCTGCTGCGTATTTCGGTGTGTCAGAAGATGAATTTGAACTAAAAGATTTGTAAAATGTTCTATGATTCTATGAGCTATGTGATGCTATACACATAGCTCATATCTAAAATCAGACATAAACACTTTCAGACACTCAATGACCGTTATTTGCTAAACCTTTCCTCTTAGAAGTTTAAGGGCTATTAATGGATTTCTGTTAGATAACTGTACGATTGTTTTAAATCGCTCATCTTTCGCTGAATAATATCGGCACATGCGATTATTAGCCTTATCAACTCTACCACTACCATAAACCCAAATCATACCTCGATAAAGTCTGACGTTATTCATAATTTTCTTAGCTTGTCTTAGTCTCATTTTATAACTTCTTTAATCGTTTCATACTCAAAACAAATTCTATCACACTGATACAGATTAGCCAGTTCCTTACGAGTAGACTCTATATCTTCGGTCTGCAATTCAACATTATATGCAGACCGTATGCTATTCGACATACATACAATTCTATTTATCAAATACATAATCAATTATTTTTTAGGGTTATACTTCCATCCATTCAACTCATATACTCTTTTCCGTGCCGCCTCTCTATCTCTGTAGAATGGCTCGTTATACACCGGGTTGGCAATTGTTATTCTTCCGTCTGAATAATCACAGCGATATATTCTAAAGTCCCTGCCGTGCGGTCTGTATTCATATTCTCCTACTTTCATTCTGTAAAAGCGTTATAGATTATTTTACCGTCATTAGCCAGCTTTTCCATAGCTTCAAGAAAAGCCCTATCCTTTACTGGCTGTGGGGTTCTTTCCCAACATCCGCAACAATATGCGCCAATGGGCGTATTATAAAAGCCGCCTTGTATTTCTTTGCCGCACTTCTTGCATTTCAAAACTTTATTCATCTTTCAAATCGTTTTCGTTAATACTTTCTTCATCCGGCAACTCTCCACTTTTGATTGTTTTCTTTGTCGGAACACGCATTTCTTTCTCTGTGAACTTGTTTTGCATATAAGCGTTAGCGTCTTCCCAACTGGCAAAACAAAGATTAACATCGGTGTACAATGCCAATATTGTTTCGTTCAACTTGTCAAGCGAGCCGTAGCAACTGGAATTAATAATACCAGCAACGCTCTTAAACTGGCTGCTTAATTTGTTATAGTTCTCCGAAACGAACCTATCAACGTAGGCGCGATTCTTTTCATTCACTACCTGCATTGCAGCAGGAACATCATGCAAATAGTTTGCATTAAATAACTTGTCTAATCTTGCCATAGTCTGAACTGTCCTTGAATTTCATCTAACTTATATTGAGGCATCTTTCGTTTCGGCTTAACGAACTCGAAATGTCTTTCTGCTTGTGAGTAGTCTGCAAACATATCTTGAATTTCATCCGGCACGGGTTCAATCTCTGCGGCATGTTCGGGGTCTGCAACACGAAGAAAGCAGGCTACGAGATACTGTATTATCTCATAATTGGAGCTAAACCCGTACTTATCGCGTATCTCCGAAAGCCGTTTAAAACTTTCTAAATCAATGCGTGCCACTATCTTGCCATACATTAACGTATTCTTTTTCTTTCGTTTCATCTTTTTACTTTCTTAAACTGTCCCCCTTGAACACAACCGGAGTAGTTATAGCCCGTAATCGGTCTAATGTCCTTTCTCCGTATTTTTGTTGTAATTCAGATAGCGACAAATTCGTAGTTACAATAAGCAATTTCCCTTTCTTTTCCGCTTCATCTACAAGTTCGGCAAAAGACAGCCTTTTTTCTCCGTATTTCACGCTTAAAAACTCTGTACCAATATCATCTATATAAATGATATGTTTTTGCTTTACAATGTCTAAATTTGCATTCAATTGTTGCGCATCGTAGCACGATACAATCTTATGGCAATAGTGATTCAATAAAACCGGGATAATCTTACCGCATATTAGCGTTTTCCCCCGTCCGCAATTACCAAGACAAAGCAAGCCGCGCCCCTTGTTGTCAGTGAGCCATGAGGCAACGTCATTATATTCGGGTTGCCACGAAGCTGAATCGCCAGCAAAGAACTGAATACCTTTCCATAGAATAGGCTTTACATCCGGGATGCAAATGGCGACCGTATTCGGTATGGGATTAAACCCGACATCAGCCAAATTAGAAAGTGCATTTTTAAAATCTACCATAGTTTTTCATCGTATTTAGATTGCGAATTATCATGCAACACTACGCCAGTATCAGCTTTGTTGTATTGTGGCTTTTCATTCTTCGCCCATGTAGCAAGCCGGAGATTGACCTCCCACGTTTTTTGCATTTCATACCGCATCTTAGTCTCTGACTTGTTTAGTTCACCCCAATAATCGAAAAAGGCTCTTATCATTTCCTTGCCGTATTTCTCCATGTATGGAACTAATGTTTTACCAAACTCATCTTTTCGTTTGAGCGTAGCGGCTTTAGCCGCGTCTTTCTTTGATACTCCGTTAGGAGTATTATCTTTATTCTCATTAGCATTTACATTATCATTTACATTAGGTTTGCTTTTGGTTTCACTTTGGTTATTACTTGGTTTTTCTTTGGTTTCTTCTTGGTTTCCATCCGGTTCGTTTCCGCTTTTGGGTCTGCCTCCTTTTTTACCATTTTCAAACCTTTTGTTGTTCACATCTATTTGGGGCTTCATCAACGTAAAAACGCTACGTGCGATTGGCTTTAGATTTTCAGTTTCCTTACCATATAGGCTATACTCCATTATAGCCGTGTAAATCTCGCCCTGAACATCCCTCGGCAAATCTTTTATTGCATCGTAGAAGCTTCTGTAAAATACAAAGCTATCCCTCATTTCTTAACAGCATATAAATCACATTTCCGTATTGCATTAGCCACATACATCCTTTCATGTAACAAACACCGGATAACAGCAGGTAATCCCTTTGGCACACCTGCATGAATGCAGTTAGTACATTTTACAGATTGAAGATGTCTCTTTGTCATTTTTATACCTCCGTTATTCTAATGCCATGTACATGAAGCATCAATTTTCGTTTGATTATATATTCCTTTGTTCTCATACCCTTAGCATCCTCAACGACTAAAACGCCATCCTTTTCCCGTAGGTATTGGAAGTCTGCTATATACTTTACAGAACGCTCTAAAACCTTGCTTTTCGGGTTATTGGGGTTTTCACGTTGTGACGGTATCAATTCAAAGGGAACTTGCTTTTGCAGGCCGGATATAAGCCCTTTCTTTTGCATAAGTTCCAGCTCTTTAAGCCGTCTGTATTCCCGTATACTATCACATCCACCATATTTTATATTATTATATTTTGCCATCTTCGTAGTTTTTAGAAAGTGGGAGTGAACGAAATGAGCACCCCCACTTTCGTGTTTATTTGCCGGATACCTCTTTAGTCGCATACGGGTAAACATCCACTATATCGGTTTCCTCAACCTTCTCTATTGTGTAGTCTGCCATCGTGCCTTTCATTTGCTCTACCAGTCTGTCCTTTGCCTGCTGCAAATCATTCGCCTGCACCAACATGGTAGATTTTGTTTTGCGTTCAGCTCCGCTCTTTTCATCCAGTGTAATGAACGCTAAGCGGCATTTAAAGAATCGGTCTCCGTTATCAAAAAGAAATGTTTCGGAATAGGCGGCACGCTTCATTGCCATGATGGTAAACTCTCCCGAAATAAATGGGGTAACTTCTTCTATTGTACGTGCTTCTGCCTCTGTAAAAGAAAGCGCATCCACTAAATAGGGTTCAGCTACTTTTTTAACTTTGCCGTTTTCCATTGTTTTTTCATAACGGACTTTGCTTTCAAACCAATTGTGATACATAATTATGCGTGTTAATTGTTAATTAATAGTGTGTTGTGAATAAGCCTTTTCCTCTGCTATAAGTTTGTTTATTTCCTTCTTTAACTTACGAATTTGATTTTGTACCGGAACATTCCCCTTTGTGTTCGGCTTTAGTTCTTCTATTTGGAAGCGAAGCGGACAAATGGCTGTAGCCAGTTCAATACATGCAGGTAAATCAAATCCAGTTTTCAAGGAACATTCAACAAGCTCGTTAGCGAATCTAATACGTTCGGTCAATTTACGGATATTATCTACATGTTCTTTCCGGTACATGGCAACAATTCGTCCGGTATTGGTATAGCCATCATAAACGACATAGTACAACGTATCTACGGACGGAATACCAACAAAGTGACCTAAAAACTGCCAGTAATATTCATCCTTGTCGGTTATCTCATTGAGAAACTGCAATGTCTCTATCTTACCTTGACTTATGGGGCATTTTATTTCACCAAGTGCCCTTATTTTGCCATCAGAGCCATACACATAAAAATCGGGGCTATCGCCAAATCCGGCAAACGGTTCATTAAATATAATACTCTCAAAGTCGGTTGTGCATGATTTTACCTCATACATTGACTGCGTGCGTACCCATTCAACCGCTAACGGTTCGTTATCGTGCCCCCAATCAAAATTCTTGTTATTGCCGTTCTCGCGTGTCACTCCGGTTCTACGCTCATATCGTACCAAGTATAGCGCATCAAAGAATGCTTTTCCGTATGGCGTGCCCTTTCCTGTTTTCATCAAATCGGGCAAAGTGGATGCCGTTATTTTCCCGTGCCGTTTGGCTTTCCACTCGTATTCTTTTTGTTCGGGTGATTTAGTTACTACTGATTTCATATTTCTGCAATTCTTTAATTTGTCCTTTCGTGAGTTTGTATTTTTTCTCTACCTGCGCAACTGTATAGCCGCCTTTAAGCCCGTCTATGATGTTCTGCCACACAAACGAACCGATTGTAACCGGAACACGCGTATCTGCATCTACGGGGTTAGGGATGAACGCACGGACACGCAAACAGTCCGTTGTCTCTCCGAACGCATTAATACGGGCTACGCCTATCTGTATCTGCTTATCTACCCATTCTTCAATGTTCGGTGTCTTGTACATCTTTTCAATAGCCTTGCAATTGGTTTTATTCAATATCATAGGCTTTACATTCTCATGGAAATAGGCTACAAAACACTCGCTTTTCTGACCGTTCGCCCCGGTAACCATTTCCTTTTTTGTCTCTTTGATGGTTAGTACGATGTCCTTTCCATCGGACAAAGAGTATGCACCCAAATAGTCATAGTTGAATTGATTTTTCCAATGTGTTAGATGTTCCATATTAGTTTATTTAAAAAATTAAATCTTCTGAATTGTCTGATAAATAAAACTGTTCGTAGCATTCGCGACATACGAGAACTGTTTTCTTATAATGCCGTCCATGCTCCACTATTTCCGTTTCTATCTCAATCTCTTCGCCCGGTTCTATCTCGCACTTGCACACATCGCAATGAACAATATCAGATGGACACGCTCCAAGATAAAGACAACTCTTACAATGCCCATTACATTTGCTTTTCCCGTTCATATTTCTTTTGGTTTATATATGTGCAGGTAAGCACATATAAAATTGTCAATACAAGCACAATGAGCGCTATTATAAGTTTTCCCGTATCGGGTTCACCGTCTGCCAGTGAACAAGTAAAAAAGATGCCTATCAATGCTATAGGACTTTGCTTTAGTGTTAACATAGTTATCAATTTTAGTGCTTCAAAATTGGGTCTATTGTGTATCGAATAACATCAGACCCGTTACATTCCCATCTACCATTTTGTTTGTCGGTAGTCTTTATCGCTCTAATTCTATCCTCTGCAACAAGGTTTTCAAGCCGTCTCTGACCGCCTACCAGTTTAGCGGCTGTATTCTTGCTGAACGTTACATTTTGGGCTGCTCTTAGAACAGTGTGGTATCTATCAAATTCCATTGACATAGTTTCATTTTTTACGGGTTACAATAATCAAGTTTTCTTTTATCTGCATCTTTGTTTTGAACAGATACCCGTCCAATTTCAAGTTAGATGCAGTTGTGCGGATAGAGCCTCTTTTGTTCAGTGGGAAGTGAATAGAGCCGCCTATCGGCATTTTCGTAAGGGTAGATTTTATTACTGTCTGTTTTTCCATTGTTTATGTATTGTGGTAGCCCGAAGGCTACCGGATTAAAATAGTACCTCTTGATTAAGTTCAACCTCTACAATTTGAAGTTCGTCCGTTTCATACTCTTTTGCTTCATTAATAAACTCTTCTGCCAATTTATAGGAAGAGAAAATACCGTGATTCTCTGTACCATCATTACTCAACATTCTTATTACTACAAAAACCGTTTCCATATATTATTGCATTGTGCAGGGCTTTCGCCCTGCTGGTTAAACTTATAATTGATTGGTGATATAAACAGTATCGTCTATCTTATAAAACTTCATTATTACTGTACCCTCTTTGATTGTTGGCTCTTCATCCGTTCCGGCAAAATCCAAAGTTGAGATGGTAACTTTGCTTACGCCCTCATTAGCTATTATAGTAGCTTGGTCTATCATTTTATCCCAACCATCATTTGAGGTTATAAACTTGCCATCTTCAAAGATGCCGTAACTTGAACCAGTGAAATTCTTAACTTTAATGTCTGTTGCTTTCATATTTCTATATTTTTAGTTTGTTATTCTTGATTGATTGATTAACTTTGATGCGACAAAGATACTATCCATATTTGGATATTAAAACTAAACATGGATAATATTCAATCCAAATATGGATATTTAGAATTAATCCAAATAGTATGATTATGGAAAATATTGTATTACAACGAATTAAGGAGCTAATTTCCGAAAGTGGCATTTCAGTAACCAAATTAGCTAAAGAAATCGGCATTCCACAAAATACCCTAAGCAGGCAAATAAAGGGCGATACAACTATGCCACTCAATACAATATTATCCATTATTGGATATTTTAAAATATCCGCTGATTGGTTATTAGGGATAAGTAACGATAAACAAATGGAGATAGCTATCCAATTAAACAAAGAAAACAATAGAGAGAAATATATACCACATTACGAAGAACTAAGCAACAAGGCTGTACCTCACATAGATATAATATCAGCCGAATGCGGTTTACCAAGCGGATTTAGTTCTGCAATAATGAAAGAGCAGTGTGAGCATTACGTTATACCCGATTTAGATGGTTGCGATTTCACTATACGCGCAAAAGGTAGAAGCATGATAAACAGAACTGTTCCAGAACGTAGTATAAACAATAGAGACATAGTAGGATGTAAAATAGTAAAGGGAACTCTACCTATTCAATGGGGTGAAGTTTATGCGTTAGCAACATCCGATGGTGTTGTTATAAAGAAAATACAAAAATCCAAAGAAAATGGATGCGTTTCGTGCGTTTCATATAATACAGATGATGGTTATGAACCGTACGATATTCCAATTAATGAAATATACGATTGGGCTTTAGTGATAGGAGTAGTAAGGATTGCAAGATGGCTGTAGTAGGACAAAAACAAAATGGAGCGTTTGTAGCGCTCCCATTTCGTGTATTTCTTTAAATCAGTCCAAACCGAATACTATCGGCATGTGTCATATCTCGCACACTATCCGGTTTTGTAGTATAAGTGCTATCGGAGTTATGCCAGTCCTTAACAGAACCGTTTATTTCTTGTTTCCCTTCTTCAATTGGAAGTACCTGTGTACAACCTATTAAATTAGGCAAAGCGAAAATAAGTGCAAAGAAAGGGAAAAGGAGATTACGTTTATAGCGGTGTAGTCCAGCCCACAATGAATTGTTTCTCATGTTTTTTGAATGAATTAAATATATTTCGATTGAAAAGATAAATATTATAAAATATATTCGATTGAAATTTGATGAATAAGAGTAAGAACAAAGATAAACTATTGAACGACATTAGAAATAATTCGTTTGATTACAATGCCGGAAGTCATGCCACTATGATAGCTGACTTTGAACGGGACGGACTTGTTATAGTGTCCCGAACAAAAGACGGTGTAGATTGCGACATAACAGATATGGGAGATTCTTTTCTTTGCGATGGTGGATATGTTGCCATCGCAAAGAAAGAAAAGAAAAAGAAGGTATTGAAGTGGACTGTAGAAGCAATCACTGCAATAGCAATAGGAGTGATTGTATCTTTGATAGTTGCACTAAAATAGCCATAAGCAATCCGATAATAATACCGGATGTTATGCAATCCCGATAATCTACTTTTTTATCTTCCATGTTTTTACAATAGCAAAATATCGGGTTGTTTGGGATGCGCAAAATGAATAAAGAAAAGAGTGTTTAAACAATATAGTATTAACTGATACCCCTATTAGAGTATCAAAAAGAGTGTCGTATTATAATTAAAGAGTAGATAAAGTTATTAAATATCAGTCCGTTATCCTACTAAGAAATTTATTTTCGTAACGCGTAGGTCGCCAGTTCAAGTCTGGCTAGCGGCTCGATATTCAAGCA